ACACGGATTTCACGGAATATGCTGAGGGCGGCAAGGTCAACGCTGCGGGCAACTACACCAAGCCGGGGATGCGCAAGTCGCTGTTTGAGTCCATCAAGGCTCAAGCGGTGCAGGGCACGGCGGCAGGGCAGTGGAGCGCAAGAAAAGCGCAGCTTCTGGCTAAGAAGTACAAGGCCAAGGGCGGGGGTTACCGAGATTGAAAGCGCCGCAGCAATCGCTCAAGGATTGGACGAGCGCCAATTGGAGAACCAAGAGTGGCAAACGCTCTTCTGACACGGGTGAACGGTATCTTCCGGAGGCTGCTATTAAAAGTCTCACTCCGTCTGAATACGCTGCTACAACCCGGGCCAAAAGAGCGGGCAAGGCGGCAGGCAAGCAGTTTGTAGCGCAGCCCAAGACGGTGGCTAAGAAGACGGCAAGGTTTCGGTAGATGGAGCTTCCTAAAATAACCCCTGTCGTGCAGTTTGTGACTGCCGCATTTGCGCTTGTAGTTGGCGGCTACACGGCAGGGGATAAGTTTGGGTGGTTTCAACGAACCATTTTGGAATGGGCACCAGAACACTTTAAGATTGCCCCATCAAAAATTGGTGAGCCGGTTAACGTCACTGTAGCCCGGATCAAGAAACGGGATGATTGTTCAGTTGAAGGTTTTGAACCTACCGTCAGGGATTCTGCTGGAATGATTCACGCCGCGACTCCAAGCATGACCAAGTTTACCGGCCCTGCTGGGCCTGAGATTGACACGTTTACCTACCAACTAAAGCTGTCCAACAAAGAGCCAATTGCGCCGGGAAAGGCGACCCTGTTGGCAACAATCAAGTACAAGTGCCCCGAGGGGGAGCGCACAATAACGTACCCTCGGCATAAAAATCTGTCATTTGTGTTGGAAAAATAATGGCCACCTCTGGAACCTCCAACTTCAACCTCGACCTCTCCGAGATCGTTGAGGAGGCGTTTGAGCGCTGTGGCTCGGAACTACGCACGGGCTATGACCTGAAGACGGCGCGGCGGTCCTTGAACCTGATGTTCGCTGACTGGGCCAACCGTGGCATCAACATGTGGACGTTTGAGCAGGGCACGCAGACCCTGACTCCGGGGGTGGCGACCTACCCCCTGCCTGCTGATACCGTTGACCTCCTCGAACACGTCATTCGCACGGGCGCGGGAAGCGCGGCGACGCAGGCTGACCTGACCATCACCCGGATCAGTGTTTCCACCTACGCCACGATCCCCAACAAGCTCCAGCAGGCCCGCCCCATCCAGATTTGGATCGAGCGCCTGAACACCCCGCAGTTCACTGTCTGGCCCGTGCCGGACAGCTCTCAGACCTACCAGCTTGTCTACTGGCGGCTTCGCCGCATTCAAGACGCTGGCAACGGCACCAACACCATGGACATGCCGTTCCGGTTCATCCCCTGCATGGTTGCTGGACTGGCCTACTATCTGTCGATGAAGGTCCCGGGTGCCACTGAGCGGATGCAGGTGCTCAAGGCGCAGTATGACGAGGCGTGGGCGCTGGCTGCCGAGGAAGACCGGGAAAAGGCCGCTGTGCGGTTCGTCCCGCGCCGACAGTACTTGGGTAGCGGCACCTAATGGCTAATCGGTTTGCTTCAGGCAAAAACGCCATCGCCATGTGCGATAGGTGCGGGCAGCGCTTTAAGCTGACCGAGCTGAAGACGGAGATCATCAAGACCAAGCGGTATCAACTGCTGGTCTGCGGCTCTTGCTGGGACCCGGATCAGCCTCAGCTCCAGTTGGGCATGTATCCTGTAGATGACCCACAGGCGCTCAGGAACCCCCGCCCGGACAGCACGTATCAGGTTGCCGGTACTGGGCCTGACGGGTACACGACGGGTGGTAGTCGGATCATCCAGTGGGGCTGGAACCCTGTTGGGGGATCATCGTTTTTTGACGCGGCGCTGACACCAAATAACTTGGTTTTGTCAGTGCAAATTGGTACAGTAACGGTTGCAACGACGTAAGGAGTCGATCATGGACGCAAAGACCGCTGTTCGTAAACACGAGAAGAACATGCACCCGGGCAAGCCCCCGACCAAACTCAAGGCTGGCGGCAAGACCAACGCCGACATGCTCAAGTACGGGCGCAACATGGCCAAGGTCATGAACCAGCGTAGCTCTGGCCGCAAGGGAGGCTGATATGGCAACCTACAAAACGCCCAAGACTGTGGCTACCCCTGTGGTTGGCCAGATGCCAGTCAAGGAAGCGCTCAAAGAGAACGTCTCTGTGGCCAACCAACGCTCGAACGAGTACAACGGGGTGAAAACCTCGGGTATCAAAATTCGTGGCACGGGCGCGGCTACCAAAGGTGTGATGGCTCGCGGCCCGATGGCCTGAGGACGGCATGAACTACACCCAGTTGACCGCTGCAATCTGCGACTACACGCAGAGCTTTGAATCGGACTTTGTTGCAAACATCCCGGTGTTTGTGAAGCAGGCCGAGCAGCGCATCTACAACACGGTGCAGTTCCCGGTACTGCGTAAGAACGTCACGGGCTCCACATCCTCCAGCAACAAGTACCTGTCTTGCCCGGGCGACTTTCTGTCCGTCTATTCGATGGCTGTGATTGACGCGTCGGGCAACTATGAGTACCTGCTGAACAAGGATGTAAGCTTCATCCGTCAGGCGTACCCCAACCCCAACACCACAGGCGTCCCCAAGTACTACGCGCTGTTTGGCCCCACGACCACCAGCGGCCCGAGCCCTGTGTTGACGGACGAGCTTAGCTTCATCCTTGGCCCCACGCCAGATGCCGTCTACAGCGTCGAGCTTCACTACTTCTTCTATCCGGAGTCGATTACGGTCGCTGCGGACGGCCAGACTTGGCTGGGTGACAACTTCGACACGGTGCTGCTGTACGGCTCGCTGGTTGAAGCGTACACCTACCTCAAGGGCGAAACCGATCTGATGGCGCTGTACGACGGCAAGTACAAGGAAGCGCTTTCGTTGGCCAAGCGTCTGGGTGATGGTCTGGAGCGCAGCGATGCGTACCGCAGCGGTCAGGCTCGCATGGCTCCTCTGCCGCAGAATAACGGAGTTGCCTGATGGCCTTCACAGGTAACTTTGCCTGCAACACGTTTAAGACGGGGTTGATGAAGGGCACCTTCGACTTCGATGTCGATACCTACTACATCGCCCTGTACACCAACGCAGCCACCTTTGATTATTCGACCACGGCCTACACCACGACGGGTGAGGTGGTTGCGTCTGGATACACCGCAGGTGGTGAGCCTCTAACGGTGACTGTGACTCCAACAATCGGGACCACCGGGACGGTGGCCTACATCTCGTTCAGTAATGTCTCGTGGACCGCAGCGTTTACAGCTCGCGGTGCGCTCATCTACAAGCCCGGGGATAACGGGGCTATCTGCGTGCTAGACTTTGGAAGCGACAAGACTTCCACGACGACATTCACGGTGCAGTTCCCCGCTGCCACCAACACTTCTGCAATCATCCGAATCGCGTAAGGAGCGACCATGTCTAACGAAATTGCTAAAGCCTCTGATGCTGTTGCTGGCGGTCTGGTCGCTGGTACCCGTCACACCGAAACTGCCAAGGCCACGGGCCGGTTCCGCATGGAATGCTACGACAAGGACGGCCTGCTCAAGTGGTCCGCCGAGTCGCAGAACCTTGTTGTGAACGTCGGTCTTCAGTACATGGCAGGCACCGCCCTGACCAGTACCACCCAGATCACCACTTGGTACATCGGTCTGTACGGCGCTGGCGCTTCTAACACCCCGGCGGCTACCGACACCATGTCCTCCCACGCTGGCTGGACTGAAGTCACCCCGTACGCTGGTGCGCGTCCCACGGCTACCTTTGCTGCGGCTACCAACGCCAACCCCTCGGTGGTGACCAACAGCGCCTCCCCGGCTTCGTTCTCCATCAACGCCACGCAGACTGTGGGCGGAGCCTTCCTAGTGAGCAACAGCACCGCTGGTGGCTCGACGGGTACTCTGTTCTCTGCCGCTGACTTCCAGTCCCCCGGCGATAGAAGTGTAGTCTCCGGTGATACACTTAATGTAACTTATACGTTCTCTCTTGCAGGTTAATGTGGTAGAATACATCCTCAACCAACTTGAGGATGTTCAATGGCTACAAACATTTATCGTGCGTACAGAGGGATGCTTAACCGCTGCTACAACCAAAACCAGAAATCCTATAAGGACTATGGAGGTCGTGGAATTTATGTCTGCGAGCGTTGGTTGTCTAAGGGTGGCTTTAAAAACTTCTTGAGTGATATGGGGGAGCGTCCTGAAAAAGGCACGCTAGACAGGATCGACAACCACGGTCCATACTCCCCAGAGAACTGCAAGTGGGCCACCCGCAGCGAGCAAGCCGGGAACAAGCGCAATAACCGCTGGATCACGGCAAACGGCAAGACCCAGACGTTGGCGCAGTGGGCAAAGGAGCTAGGCTGCAACCCCAGTAACATTCTGTACAGGATCAAGTCCGGGATGACTGAGGAGCAGGCTGTTACCACGCCAATTGCGGAGCGTCCAAACTCCAAGCTAACCGCAGAAGATGCCGCGTACGTGAAAGAGAACTACCCGATGCTGACATCTACCGTCCTCGCGGCTAAACTGGGGGTTAGCAAGAAGACCGTGCTTAACATCATCCACGGTCGAACGTTTAGGGATGTACTAGTATGACTGTCAAGATCGACTTCGAGTTTGACTCCCAGTTTGGCGTCTTTCGGGATGCCATTCACTTGCCCGAGGATCACGGGTTGAGTGATGCTGAGATTCAGGCGATGAAACAACAGCGCTTTGACAACTGGCTCGCCATCGTTAACCCTCCGCCTGTAGAATCGCCCCCTGAACAGGGGGTGTAAATGGCTGATCGTTACTGGGTTGGTGGCGCGGGGACGTGGAACACCACCAGCACAACAAACTGGTCCGCATCTACTGGCGGAGCTAGTGGCGCATCTGTCCCTACCGTAGCGGACAACGTCATCTTTGATCAGGCAGGCACCTACACCGTCACGATGACGGGCGCTTTGGCGTGTCTGGACATCACCGTCTCCGCAGGCACCGTCACCTTTGCCACAGGGACATCGCCTACCCTGAACGTCCGGGGATCAATGACGTTGTTGGCGGGCACGGTGTGGAGTACTACAGCACCGCTTACATTTAGCTCTACGACCACGGGTAGAACCGTAACAACTAACGGCGTTGCTGTTAATAGCAACCAAATAACTTTTTCTGGGGCTGGAGGAAGTTGGACGCTTGGCAGTCCGTTAACAAATAACGTCGGTTCTATAGTTGTTTCTCAGGGAACTTTTGACACTTCATCCTCGGGTAACCACGCGGTAACTTGTACTACTTTTGCTTCTAACGTAGCCACAGCAAGAACAATTAATTTAAACGCATCCACTATTACTTGCATAGCCGGGTCTGCCAGTGCGTTTAACTTAGGAACAATCACCAACCTGACATTCAATGCGGGTACAAGCCAGATTAATTTGACTGGTTCAACATCTGGTATTTCCTCCGGTGGCTTGACGTTTTATAACGTCGCATTTACATCTACTACGGCAGGTACGCGCTCAATCACAGGCGCAAACACATTCAATAATTTTGCCGTTACCGGACCCGCATCCGCTGGCGTAACGACCGTCACTTTTGCCGCCCAACAAACCATCAACGGCACCCTGTCCACCACGGGCACGGCAGGCAATAGGCGTGTGTTTTTTGCCTCTGCCACCTACGGCATCTCATACGACCTTGTTGTTAACTCCGCCCCAAGCCTGACAGACGCAGACTTCCGTAACTTGTACGTCCGGGGCACATCGGCCCCCATCAGCGGCACACGGATCGGCAACCGTGGTGAGTGCAGGAACATCACGTTTGATGCGCCAAAGACGGTGTATTTTGCAACTGCTGCTGGCGGAAACATTTCTGGAGACAACTGGGCTGCTACGGCAGGGGGCGCAGTCAACACAGACAATTTTCCCTTACCCCAAGATACGGCGGCGTTTGTAAATACGGGCTTAAACACCAGCGCAACCGTCACGTTTGACAGCGCCGTTGGTTACATTGGCTCTGTTGATTTTTCGGCACGAACGAACACGGTGTTCGTTAACAATAACGCTTCAATCACTTGCTATGGAAGTTGGACGCTTGGTGCCGGGTGGAGTTTAAATACTGCGTCTGGAACATTGACTTTTTCTGGTGGTGGCACCCAGACGATTACCAGCGCAGGAAAAACTACCGGGCAAAACATAACCATCGACACCTACGGCGGCACGGTACAGCTTGCTGATGCATTGAACATTAGCACACAGACGCTTACTATAACAAACGGGGTATTTAACACCGCTGGGTACTCAGTAACCGCAGGCACACTGTCATCTAGCAATTCCAACATCAGAACTATTTCTTTGGGGGCAAGCACTGTAACCCTAAACGGAATTACATCAATTGTTGCATTTAGTACAAATACCAACTTAACTTTTAACGCGGGTACATCAACGATTAACGCAGGGCCTGATTCTGGCGGTAACTGGAAGGTTATTGACGGAGGCACCGGGGTCACGTTCTATAACGTAGTAATTAGGGGCGCTTCGAGTTCTACGGCTTCCGAAATTCGTGGTGTAAACACGTTTAATAATTTGACATTAATTTGTAGAGGCTTAGTTACAAACTACAACGTATACGCCAACCAGACAATTACAGGCATACTTACATGCGCCGGGTTATCCGCCACACAGCGTAATTTTTTGCGGTCTGACACGATTGGTACCCAGCGCACGCTGACAGTCAACAGCATTTCTGCCACTGACTGCGATTTCCGGGACATTGTGATTTCCGGTGCTGCGTCAGGTTCATCTCCTACCCGTGCGGGCGACTGCGGCGGCAACTCTGGTATTACGTTCCCCGCACCCAAGACGGTGTATTGGAACTTGGCAGGCTCTCAGAATTGGAGCGCTACAGGCTGGGCCACATCTTCTGGCGGTGCTCCCGCAGTCAACAACTTTCCCCTAGCGCAGGACACAGCGGTATTTGATAACACTGGGGCTGCTGGAACAGTCACTTTTGACGGCGTGTGGAGCGTCGGCACCTTTGATGCGTCAAACCGCACAAGTGCGATGACGTTTACAACTTCTACAAACACTCCGTTGGTCTATGGCGATTGGAAGTTTGGTACAGGAGTTACATCATCCAGCAGTGCTGGCGGAATTTTTTTCCAGAAAAATGGCACCCAAACAATAACCAGCAATGGTGTTCAGTTTGGCTGCCCCATCACAATCGCCAACCCACTCACAACCGTCCAGCTTGCAGATGCGCTATCCCTAAATTCTGCCCGCACCCTGACACTTACCGCAGGGACATTTGACGCTGTTACCTACAACGTGACTACGGGGTTGTTTAGTGGCGCATTTTTAACAAGATTGCTGATGGGTTCTGGTACATGGACGTTAAGTGGAACCGGAACAGTATGGAACTTCAATTCTTCGGCAACATTAGTTGTTGGAACTTCTACAATATTATTATCAGATACATCATCATCGGCCCGCGCATTTTTTGGCAATAGTTTTTACTTTAATAAACTAACAATTGGAGGGGCCACTGGAACCTCTACTCTAGATATAAATAATCAGGTTGTATTTGGCGAAATTGCTTCTACAAAAACAGTTGCGCACACTATTCGTTTTACTCAAAACGTAGATACAACAGTAGGTAAGTGGTCAGTTAGTGGAACTCCCGGAAACCTTGTTACAGTAAGTTCCAATAATCCGGGCACAGCTTTTAATTTTTCAATTGCTGGACCTGCGAATAGCGGGATTGACTATCTTTCTGTCCGTGACTGCACAGTCTCCTCCACCAGCCCCGGAGAGTTCTACGTTGGGGTCAACAGCACAAACGTATCAGGCAACACGCGGGTCATCTTCACTGCTACCCCTGCGGCCCGGACTCTCTACTGGGTAGGTGGCACGGGCAACTGGTCTTCTACAACCAAGTGGTCAACATCTTCCGGCGGCGGCTCTGGCGCGGCTATTCCCACATCTCTTGACGCGGTTGTCTTTGACTCAGCCTCCAACGCCACGGCTTATACAGCTACCATCGACGCGGGTGTGGCGGTTGCCCGCTGCGCATCGTTCACCATGGCGGGGCCGACTACAGGTAACGTGACCCTTGCTGGATCAGTAAACATTGCCTACCACGGAAACATCAGCTTTGCGGCGGCTGGCGTGGCGTCAACTTACTCAGGCACATATCTGTTGTGTGGCAATTCAAGTTACACCATAACTACAAACGGGGTGTTTGCTTCCAACATTAACGTGTTTGGAATTGGTTCAACTTGGACGCTGGGAAGTGCTGTTGGGGTAGTCACGTTTACCATGACGTACGGCGGTCTTAACACTTCCGCTAGTAATTATGCACTTTCATATAGCAACTTGGCGTCTAACAACTCTAACGTAAGGTCGCTTACGTTAAACGGGTCCACTGTCACACAAGCTTCAAACTCGCTAAGCATAACTACTACCAATTTAACATTTAGCGCCGGGACTTCCCAGTGTACATTTACGACTAATATTGGTGTTAATTTATTAATAAGTGGCAGCCTAACATTTTATAATGTAAGTTTTACAAACGTAGCTTCTTCTGGCGCTTCTATCCAAGGCGCAAATACATTTAATAACCTAACTTTTGCTGGCCGCACCACTGTCGGCATCACGCCTGTCACATTCAGCGCCAATCAAACCATCAACGGCACCCTGACTGTTAGTGCTGGCACAGCTTCCGCGTACCGCAACTTCCTTGCGTCTGACACCCTTGGCACCACGCGCACTCTGACCTGCGCGGCGGTATCGGCAACCGATGTTGATTTCCGCGACATCACTATCGCTGGCGCAGCAGCCCCTGCCAGCGGCACACGACTTGGCGATGCGAAGGGCAACTCCGGCATCACGTTCCCAGCGGCAAAGACGGTCTACTGGGCGGTGAACACCGCCAACTGGGGCAACACTGGCGCAGGCTCTTGGGCTGCAACATCGGGCGGCGCTGCCGCGAACGATCAGTTCCCCCTCCCCCAAGACACCGCCTACATCCCGTTTGCCACACCCACCAGCGGCAGCACCATCACGGTCAACGCCAACTACAACATTGGCACGATAGACATGAGCAACCGTAACGGCAGTGCGCTGGTTACGTTGGCAACGGGCACGACAACGCCTTCGATCTATGGCAACTGGATCAACGGGACGGGGACGACGCTGAGCGGTACGTCCAACCCAATAACTTTTGCGGGGCGCGGCAGTCAGACACTTACGAGCGCGGGGAAGAGTTTTACACAGTTAGTGACAGTAAATTCACCGGGAGGAACTGTAACGCTACAAGATGCTTTTGCTTGTACAGCCTCGCCCGGTGATTTGACTTTAATTAATGGTACATTTGATGTTAATGACTATAATGTAACTCTATCTTGTAGATTTACAACGATTGGAACAGCAACAAGGACATTTGATCTTGGGGCTGGAACTATGACAATTTCTATAGCCTCCAATCCTTGGATTGCCCAGATTCCAAATACCAACCTCAATATCACAGGAACAGGAACACTTAGTTTTACCGCTGCAACAGCCAAAACTTTCAACGGCGGCAACCTCTCCTACTCCGGCATCACCCTCAACCAAGGCGGCGCGGGTGCGTTGACCATTGGTGGCAACAACACCTTCAAGACAATCACCAACACGTACAGCGCCACGGGCGCTACGTCTATTTCGCTTGGCAGCACCACTCAAACCCTTACCGATCCTTGGACTGCCACGGGCGCGGCGGGTAGAGTTCTGACTGTTAGTGGGTCTCAGGCCAACCTTGTTTACACCGGCGCAGGAGTAGCCGCAAGCACGGTTGATTACTTGTCCATCTCTAGCG